AATTATAAAAAGAAAAAAATAACTACAGATCCATCTGCAGCAGATGAAGATGATGGTATTATTCATGAATTAGGTCGTCCTGAACGTAAACAAGATATGAAAGATTTTATTGATTATTTTACCGAATATATTGATAAACATATGTTTAGATTATTTATAAAGGATAACGATAGAAAAGTGTGTGATGCTGTTAATATTTTATTTAAACGTAGAGAAAATTTAGAGATTTTTAATAAAAAGGCCCTTTACATTTACATTCGTGAAATCACAAACGTAGACACTCCCGTAATTACTAAAGTAACTAAAGTACTTAAGAAAAAATACCACGAGTTATATGCTGAATATGATAGAACAGGATATGTAAGAGTTTAAAAAATCTATATTTATAACAAAATACAATATGGATTCATTAAATCAAGTAATATTTGACGATAAAACCTTTTCTGATCTCCTTAAAGAGATTCACGTTAATCAAAAGAAAAAAGGTAAACAAATTGGTCAACTCATAGCTGAGTTAAGACCTCTTATCCAAAATTTAGGAGATGCCACTGTTGTTGTTCCACTAATTAAAGAATATATGGAAATTAGTGTTAAAAATGACGATCATCTTCTAAAAATGGCAGCTATAGTACAACGTTTATCTACAGGTAACGCAACTGGTGGAGGTGGAGATATGTTAACTGAAGAAGAAATGAATCAACTCCAAAATATTGTAGAGGAAACAGAAAAAGGGAAAGAAGTAAAAAAATAAAATGACAGTAATTAAAAATACATCTGTAAGTACATCGGATTTATTATCTGCTGTTACTCAACCTGGTCAAAGATTAATATCTGTAAGAGTTATTGATATTATTTTAGACGAAAATCATTCTAAATTTAATGAATTTGGTAATTATGATTCTATAGGTACTATCTTTTATACTAAAATAGAAGATGATACCCCTTTAGAATCTGAAAAATATGCTAGTTCTGCAAAACCACTTTTTTCTTTTATCAAAAGTTACCCTCTCATAAATGAAATAGTATTAATTGTTAGTGCTAATGATAAAAAAATCTATAATACTCCTAATTCTACTACTAACTATTATTTACCTAATATTAATGTATGGAATAGTCCTCACCATAATGCCCTCCCTACAGTAAAAGGTTTAAAAGAAGTAACAACTATTAGAGATTATGAAAATACTCAAAATAGTATAATTAAATCTCCTACAGATCCTCCCCAAATACCATTAGGAGATTATTTTCAAGAAAAACTTAATATTAAATCTTTATTACCATACGAAGGTGATAATATTATAGAAGGTAGATTTGGAAATTCTATTAGATTTGGATCTACGACAGCTCCAATGAACCCATGGAGTTTAACAGGATCCATAGGAGATCCAATTACTATAATAAGAAATGGTCAAGATAAAAATTTAACTACAGGATGGATCCCTACAGTAGAAGATATTAATAATGATAATTCTTCATTATATATGACCTCTACTCAACAATTATCTAATTTTATCCCTGCATCTACAAATCAAAAATCATTTGGAGCTAATTTTGTAGCTCCAGTTCCTATAGAAATTCAATTTACAGAAGTCCCAACTAATACAGTAGTAATAGAACCAACTTCTACACCTATATCTAATGAGGAATTTCTTATTGATGAAAGTGAACCCTATGTTCCTAACATTCAATCTACTCCAACAAGTTCTAATCCAATTTCAAATGATCCATTTGGGGATTATGAAGCCGAAGTATTAGAAGCAGGTGGAGATGTTGGTTTTTATGAAGTAGAAAAAGAAACAGACAATAACGAAATTACTCCTCAATCTGAAGATTTAATCCCTATAGATCCAGATGATAATCCAATTCCTGTAGTAATACCATCAGGGTCAGATGAAGGAACAACTACAGAAGATGTTTTAACAGAATTAGGACCATATGGGGTATATACTTTAAATGATTTAATATATTCTAACACAGCTAAAGCAAATAATATAAATAATCTTCCAGGAAGAGATTTAGATAAAAGTTATGATTATATAACTAATAATTTAAAAAATTTAGCAATAAATATACTAACACCTCTACACGAAAAATATGGGGATGATATGGTAATAACATCATGTTATAGATGTAATGAATTAGATAAACATCCTGGAATAGGAGGAAGTGGAAAAGGAGAACATACAAGAGGAGCAGCAGCAGATATACAAGTAAAAAATGTACCTACTTCAGAAATATTTAATTATATAAAAAATAACTTTGAAACATGGAGATGTATGATTTGGGAACACCCAGAAAGAGGAACTAATCCTAAATCTCGAGCATCTTGGGTTCATATAGCATATGAAGAAACTTTTAAAGGAGCAAATGGTAATTATAAAGGTTTAAAATTAAAAACAGATAATCCTGACATATCTAGTTATTATAGAGATAGAGGAGGAATAGCTAAAAAAGATAATAGATACACAGATTGGTCTCCTGATCAAGGAGATTGGACTAATGCTAATCAAGATTTATTAACATAATGAGTTATAAACCAACACAACCAGATAAATATAATGGTAAACAAATATTACTTACCTCAGATCGTTTAATATTTAACGCTAAGGATGATTCTATACTATTATTTGCAAATAAAGCTATTGGTTTTAGTACTAATGGAAGTTTTCATTTTGACACTGGAGAAGAAGAAAACAGTAAATTTGTAATTAATGCACCTAAAATATATTTAGGTTTAAAAGCAGATGGTAATTTAGCTGATGAACCTGCATTATTAGGTAATTCAACAGAACAATGGTTAATTGATTTAATAAACCTATTAGAACAAATTCTACTTGATTTCCAAACAGGAAAAATTAATCAACTAGGTAATTTAGGAGCTCCTACTACTCCTAGTCCTGCATCATTAAATAAAATAAAAGAATTATTAAAAGATACAGGAGATTTAAAAGAACGAATTAAAGAAATTAAAAGTAAACAAATTAATTTAGTATAATGGCTACAAAAATATTAAATACATTAGATAGTACTAGTGAAAAAATGCTTAAAAATGTTAATAAGCAATTAAAAGAGGAAGCTGGAAAGCAACTTATAAAATATAAAGCCTTAATTCCTACTAAAGAAAATATTAAACAACGATTAGTAGATGAAGTAATTAAACAAGGTAAAGAATTAGCTTGTAGTGTAGAAGGGCAAAAATTTATGGAAGATTTAAAGAAAAAAATTGAAGATGGGTTAGAAGTTGCTAAAGATTTTTTAAAAAAAGCTAAAGAAAAATTACAAAGTATCCAAGAACAAATCCAAAAAATTAGAGATTTTGTCGATAGAATGTTAGGTTATTTAGATATAATGGAAGGTTTAATACTTACTCTTTCAATTGTAAGAAGAGTAGCACAAGTAGCACTTAAATTTTTAAAAGCTCAATTTGCTGATGGTGCTAAAACTATAAAATTTAAAGACTTAATAGATGGGGCTAAACAAAAACAAGAAGAATTTAAAGGAACAATAGCAACTTTTAAATTTAAAATTAATAAAACTTTACAAGACATACTTAGTCCCACTAGATTAGTAGATATAGCTATAAATGCTATAACCCCTTTAATATCAGCTATTAATGGTATATTGGTTCTTGTTACTACTTATTTTAGTCAATATTTAAATGTATGTAATTTAAATAATAATGGTGAAGTAGATGAATTACTTGGTAATTTGGATGATGATGTTATTGATGGGGTAGGAGATATTAATGGGATTGAATATATAGATTTTTTAGAAAAAGAAGATGGTACTAAAACTGGATATATTCGTTATAAAACTTAATTTAATTATATTTATTAACAAACACAATTATTATGAAGGCAAGCGCTTTTGAAAATTTATTTAGAAAAGTCGTAAGAGAAGAAATAGATTATGCTCTTCGACGTGAAATTAAAACACTTAAGGAAGATTTACGTGATGAATTAAAACCTACAATTGTAGAACAACAAATACAACGTACACCAGTACCTCAAAATGTACAAACTTCTTTAAAAGAAAAAATCATGGGTAAACCTATAGCTCAAAGTTTTACATCTAATGGAGCCCTAAATGATTTACTTAACGAAACTGCTCAAGGAAATACAAATCTTGAATCAACATTAACTCCAGAAGCTCCAATGCCTACTGCAGTAGCTAATGTAGTAAATAAAGATTACCGCGAATTAATGAGAGCTATAGATAAAAAGAAAAATAGTAGACCCTAATGGCATATATTAATGGAAATAAAAAAATTAACCCATTAGATATTAACAAAAATGTTACTATTGGAGTTGCCTTTCCTCTAAATAACATTAATATGTTTAAAGGCACACAAACAATTAAAGAACAAATTAAAACTAATTTAATAAATCTACTACTAACTGAATCGGGAGAAAGATTATTTACTCCTAATTATGGAGTAGGATTAAAAACATTATTATTTGAACCTAATATAAATCAAGAAAATATAAATTCAAAAATAAACCAACAAATAAATTTCTATATTCCTGAAATATCTTTAATAAATTCTAAAATTAATTTTATTGAAGATGAACATAAACTTTATATAACTATATCATATAGATCTAATTTAGATGGGTCTAATAATGCTATCCAACTTAATTTTAACTAATGGCATATAATAAAGTATCAAATAAAACACAAGATAAAGATGTAAAATACCTTAATAAGGATTTTAATTCTTATAAAAATCAATTAATGGAATTTGCTGAAGTATACTTCCCTGATAATTTTAATGATTTTAGCGAAGGTAACCCAGGAATGATGTTTCTTGAAATGGCTGCTTATGTAGGTGATGTTTTATCGTTTTACACAGACACCCAATTACGTGAATCATTTTTAACTTTAGCCCAAGAAAAAGAAAATCTATATAATATGGCGTATGCTATGGGGTATAAGCCTAAAGTAACAACCGCGGCAAGTGTGGATTTGGATATTTTTCAGTTAGTACCCTCTAAAATAATAAATAATGAATATATACCTGATTTTAATTATGCTTTAAGAATAAAACCCAATTCTTTATTTAAATCGACTGAAGGATCTAATTTTTATATAAATAATGAAGTTAATTTTAACTTTTCATCCTCATATGATCCTACTGTAGTAAGTATATATCAATATGATACTACTCAAAATCCTCAGTATTATTTATTAAAAAAATCCACTAAAGCAATCTCAGGTGACATACAATCTCAAACATTTACTATAGGTTCAGCCGAACAATTTAAAACATTAACAATGTTTGATAATAATATTATATCAATTGAATCAGTAGTTGATAGTGAAGGAAATAATTGGTCTGAAGTTCCTTATTTAGCACAAGATACAATTTTTGAAGAAATTGAAAACACAGGTGCAAATGATCCTGAATTAAATCAATATAATCAACAAACACCTTATCTTTTAAAATTAAAAAGAGCATCAAGACGATTTGTATCTAGATTTAAAGCTAATAATGAATTAGAAATACAATTTGGAGCAGGTACAAGTGATAAAGCAGATGAAGAAATTATCCCTAATCCAGACAATATAGGTTTGGGGATTAAAGATGGAAGATCATCATTAGATCAAGCTTATGATCCATCTAATTTTTTATATACTAAGGCATATGGGCAGGTACCCTCCAATACTATATTAACAGTAACATATTTAGTAGGAGGTGGTTTAAGTGCTAATGTACAATCTAATACTATTACTGAACCCGAAAATTTAATAATATCTAATAAACCTAATTTAAATGGTTCATTATTAAATTTTATTAAATCTTCTGTAATATCCACCAATCCCGAACCAGCTATAGGTGGAAGTAGCGGTGATAGTATAGAAGATATTAGATTAAACACAATGGCTAATTTTTCTGCACAACAAAGAGCAGTAACAAAAGAAGATTATTTAATAAGAACATTATCATTACCTCCTAAATTTGGTAGAATAGCTAAGGCCTATATTATTCAAGATGATCAAATATCCCCCTTATTAACTCAATCTGAAAAAATACCTAACCCCTCAGCATTAAATTTATATACTTTAGGGTATAATAAATCTAAAAATCTTACAAAATTAAATACCGCTACTAAAAATAATCTAGTAAATTACCTAGAACAATATAGAATGTTAACAGATGCCATTAATATTAAAGATGCATTTGTAATTAACTTTGGGTTAGATTTTGAAATTACAACTTTTAAAAGTTATAATAATCAAGAAGTAATACTCCAATGTATAACTGAATTAAAAAATTACTTTAACGTAGATAAATGGCAAGTCAATCAACCTATTATTATATCTGAGATATCTAATTTATTAGCGGGTGTTATTGGTGTGCAAACGGTTGAAAAAGTAACATTAGAAAATAAAAATGGCCTTTCTTTAGGGTACTCACAATACAAATACGATTTTGTAGGAGCTACAAGAAAAGGTGTTATATACCCCTCAATGGATCCAAGTATTTTTGAATTAAAATACCCAAATCAAGATATTAATGGACGCGTAACAACATACTAAAATGGCATATTACTCTATATTTCCTGAAAAAGACACTACATTATACAGCCACCCTAATAGGGATACTATGAATACAGGCCATGATGAAATTCTTGAACTTGTAAAAGAAAAAGGGTCTAATAATTCTATCTATTACCCTTCACGAATTTTAATAAAATTTTCTAATAATGATATTAAAAAAGCTATAAGTTATTCCCCAAATTTTTCATCTCACCTTCAATTATTTTCTACTGAACATAAAAATTTAGCATCAAATCAATCCATAGAAGTATTTGCATTATCTAGATCATGGAGTGAGGGAACAGGTAAATATTCTAATCTTCCGTCTTCATCTAATGGAGCCTCATGGGTTTATGTAAATAGAGAATCAGAAAATGGAATTAAATGGCTTACTTCATCATTTAATCAAGGAACAACAGGTTCTATATATGATTCAGTAAATAATAATTTAAATCCAGGTGGAGGGGAGTGGTTTACTGGTAGTGAATTTAAAGGAACCCAACAATTTTCAAATGCTGATACATTAGATATAAATATAAATGTTACTTCTATTGTAAAAAAATTAAGTTCAAGTATATATAATAATCAACTTTATCCAATAGGTATAGCTAATCAAGGTTTCTTAATAAAAAATTCAGATTTTATTGAAGAAAACACTACCGCTAATTATGGAGATTTACAATATTTCTCAGTAGATACCCACACAATTTACCCACCTAAATTAACTTTTAAATGGGACGATAGTAGACATGATTCTCAATCTTTATCTAAAAATAAAGGGGAATTAAATGTTTCTCTATATAGAAATAAAAATGAATACAACCAAAATGATGAAGCTCTAATTAGATTAAATGTAAGAGACAAATACCCCACACGACAGTTCACATCTTCATCTAATTATCTAAATCCTGGATATTTTACAACATCATCCTACTATAGTATTAGAGATGCCCACACAGAAGAAGTAGTAATTCCATTTGATAATGATTATACTAAATTAAGTGCAGATAGTGAAGGTATGTTTTTTAAATTATATATGAATGGATTACAACCCGAAAGATATTATCGTATTTTATTTAAACATATAAATAATGATGGTATAGAAATATATGATAATAATTACCATTTTAAAGTAATTAGATAATGGCTGAAGAAAATATAAAAACATCTAAAATAGTTTATGGAGCTCAATCAGCTAATGAATTTATTGACAGATCTTTTACAGAATTATTTAAGACAAAAGATCCTATAAATATTAATAGATTTTTTTCTATGTATGATGAATTATTTTATAATATACCCCAAACTGGAGAACAATCTCATACTACTTTAATAGATAAAAGTCAAAATTATGTAAATAATTATCAAAATCCACTCCAGGTAGAAGTAGATTCACTTAGAGAAGAAATAATAAGACTTACAGAACAATTTAATGAAACTGAAAATGAAAACCCATTCTATTCCAATGGAACTATATTAGCACCTATGGATACTGATGGGTCCCCCCATGGGTATAATATCCATTATATGGAAAATGGTTTAGCAAGAAAATTAGTAGGTGATTATAATGATGATGTTTTCTTAGCATTAAAAGCCTCTTTAGGATTTTCAGTATCTACAAATTATAACGATATAGTTTTAGCTGTCCCCAAATCCATTATAAGTAGTTTAAATAAAGGACCTTACTTAGATATAGAAGATATAGCTTATCCAGGAGCTAAAAATGCAGAACGAAGATTAGAAGAAAATATAACTCAACAAAACCAAGTATCAATAGATAATATAACAAATAATTCTTGGTGGGAACAATATCTTAATAGTGGTGGGGGGCAATTTAATCGAGAAAAACTTCTTAATGAAGGAGTTTTAATTATAAAAGATGCTATTAAAAATGCTTGGAGACAAGAAAAACAAATAGAAATATTAAGAAATGAATATTCAAGGGATATAAAATATGGTTATACTGAAGAAGAGAGAACTAATGGACAAATATTATTAGATCAACTTTTAGGAACTAATCAAAAACAAGTATCTTACATTAATAACCTTACACAAAAAATTATCCAACCATATAATAAATTAGATGCTATTAGAGATACAATAGTAAGATATAGAAGAATGTGGATGTTATTAAAAGATGCAAATATAAATACTTATAATATTATAACAGATATTAAAACAGCTGTTAATAACCCCGTTAATAAAACAGAAAGAAGTGAATTTGAAGGAAAATGGAGTGATAATAATTTTATAGAATTCTTTCCCGGAATTAATTTAGAAGATGGTGAATTATCACCTTATAATGGAAATTTAGGAGGCCCACCAAATATGGGACAAGGACAAT